ATAAATCGAGATGCCGAAGCCGAAACTCTCGGTTCTGCCGCCCTCGATGTACTCAATTCGATAGGTGAGCGTTATATCAGAGTATACCTTGTAGTAAATCAAAATGGAGCTCGTGAAAAGGTGGCGTTAGGAACTTTCTTGGTTCAGACGCCATCAATGAGCTTTAACGGAAAAACAACAAGTGCATCAATTGACGCTTACACTCCCTTAATCGAACTAAAGGAAAATAAACCTGATATTGGTTACTATATCCCTAAGGACGATAACGTTATGAACAGAGCGTATATGCTTACTCGAGAGCATGTAAGAGCTCCTGTTATAAAACCTAATTGT